GCGAGCACGGGTTCTACGCCATGCCCGCGTGCTGCCACGCTCCCACGTCTTAGACATCGAATAGTGCGGGCGCCTCTACGCCCCTGTCTTTACACGCCTTGCACACCGTGTCCTCATACAGGGCCGGCTCTATCGAGCACGCCGCGCACAGCTTCGTACCGCTGCGCCGTGTGCGCCCAGGCGCAGGGCATACCGGGCAGTGGGGTCGCCCATGGGCGCAGCGTGGGTGCTCGCATGTAAGCGCCTTGCAGGCCTCGTCCCGTAGATGGCGCCTCACCACGGCCACCCCCACATAGCGCCGCCCCGTAAGGCGGGTGCAATCGCAGTGGTGAGCATGAACACCACTGCGAAGTACCCGACCCGCTCGACACGTGTCATCGCTTGCCCTTCTTTCTGCGCTCGATTGCCTCGGCGTATCGCTTCCGACTTTCGTGCAGCATCGGATACGGCGTCCCCGACGTCGTGACGGTGCATACGTCGCCACCCTTCGCCCCACACGTCGAGCACGCCACGGCCATGACTTCGGCCCTAGTCATCACTCGACACCTTGCCCTGTCTGCGTGTCGCTCACGTCTACGTCTACGTCGTCGTCGTCCAGGCCCATTGCATCCCAGCACCCTTGCGCGTAGGCCTCCTGCACTGGATCGCCCACGTACGTCTCGCCGTTGTCGTAGGCGCTGCCCATATCCACCCGCTCTTCCATGTCGTGTGGTACGGGCCATGCGTAGGCCCGCTTCACGTCAGCACGCCCCCATATGCCGGTTACGTCGACGTCTAGGAGCTGCGGCCGCCCCGTGCGTGCGGCCTCTTCGTAGTCGTCGACCAGGCGCTGATAGCGCCATTCGTCGAGCCACTCCTGCACGAGCCACACGACATCGGCCAGGAACATGACCGCCAGGGCGCCTAGGCCTACGCGCCACAGCACGCCACCGAACGCGATCCCTAGGCCGGCCAGCGCTGCCAGTACCACGCTGCCGGCCGTCGCTATGGCCAGGGCGTGACGCCGGCCGACTATTTCCCTGACCTTGTGGATAACTTGCATGATTGCCTCCTGAGCTGGTGTTTTGCCACCCATGGCACCCTCTCCTAGTTCATACGCATGGCGCGTGCGCGCAGCGCATTAGTGAGCAGTGGGTGGCATGGGTGGCAAATGTCCTGGTCATCGCATGTTTTCGATCACGAACCCGCCGCATGGGCAGGCTGTCCATCCGCGTGTCCCGTAGCGGGTCACTAGCTGCGCTCGAAACGTGCACGGTCCGTCCGGTGCGTGCTCGACTTTCCGGTGGCCGCATATCGGCCGGGCGCACACGCGGTCGTCGGTCGTCGTAGGGCATGGCTCGACGGGTTGGCCGAACCGGCTCACCGTAGGTTCCCCGGCTGGCCGCCACGGCGACGGGCGCCGCCCACGTGTGCGAATCGCTCCTGTACCGTCTGGCGCCTCACGCCGAACGCCCGGCCGATGTCGGCCCATGACGCCGGCGTGTCGTCGTTCCGTAGCTTGCGAACGGCCGACTCAATGTGCCGGTCCAGGTCGCCGCGCAGCTCCACCATCTGCGTCAGGGCGTCAATATCGGCCTCTGCGACCCGACGCTCTAGAGCGGCCAGGATGCGCCGTACGAAAGCTAGGTACTCGGTAGTGTCGGTCATGCCCACACTGTTCTCTGGTGTCAGGGCCACCCTGACACCATAGCCGCTCGTGGGTGCGTCCTGGTCCTGGCGTACCGGTTCCACTAGAAGGCCTCTCCCTGGTCGATATCGAGCGTCTCCTGCACCTGCGCGATTTTCACGCCTTCCCACAGGGTGCCGCGTTCGCCCTTGATCATGCGTCGGCCCTTGTCGATCGCCCCTAGGCCCCGTAGCGCCTCTGCAACTTCGTTCATGCGTGGCGGGTCGATGCCCTGTTCACCGCTCCACTTGACTAGCTGTTTCATTAGCTCGCCCGACATCACCCGCCCGTCCCCGATCGTCAGCTCGTCGGTTATGAACCGGCCGATCGTGTCCTCCGAGTGGCGGTAGGCGTCGGTCGCCACCCTGACGGCCTCGGGCGGGTCTAGGCCAATCTCGTGGAACGCGATCGCGCCGGCGACCACCCACGCCAGCACGCCCGGCGCCTCTGCTCGCAGCTTGTCGGCTAGCCGGTCGTCGCGTTCGTCCTCTGGAATCGTGACGATCCATGGCACGAGTCGCAGTCGGCGCCACACGCCTTCGTCCCGTCCCCGTACTTGCGGCTTGTGATTCGAGAACATGACGAGCGTGTGCGTCGGGTCGAACTGCCATTCGTTCTCTTGCATGCGCCGGCACGACAGGCGATCGCCGCCGGTGAGCTGTTTCACCTGTTCGTCGTTCAGCACGTCGGCGGCCGACGTTTCCGCTGCGATCGCTAGCCGGCGACGGAACAGGGTTGCCACGACCGTGGCGTGTTGCTCGTTTCGCATGGTCACTAGTAGCGACTTGTGCGGAATGCAGGCGTACTCCCCTAACACGTATTGGACGGCTCCCCAAAACTTCGATTTGCCGTTGCCTCCTGATCCGTAGTCGACATCGACCGTCTCAGTAGGAATGCCGGTGGCGCCGGCGCCGGCCCGCATTTGCACGTAGCGCCGCACGTCGCCTTCGGGTTGCCATCGGTCCACACACGCCTCCCACACAGGCGCTAGTGCGTTCGGGTCATAGGCGACCAGCGACTGCATGGTGCATAGGTCGTTCGGGTCGTGCCGGCGCAGCTTGCCTGTCCGCAAATCCACGGTGCCGTTCGCGCAGTTGAACAGCCACGGGTCGGCGTCTAGCTCTTCGTGATTGACGATGATGCCTGGCACGCCTCGCGCCAGGCGCACCATGGCCGAAATGTTCCTAGCCTTTTCGGCCTCACGCGCCGCCTTCACGATGCGTTTGCGTAGGTCGTCGTCTACGTCGTCACGGCCAGCCATCGCGTACAGCATCCGGGCCACGCCTTTAGCTAGCTCGGTCACGAGTACGTCGCCTTCGTCCCGTATCCACCGCCCGCCGTCGTAGACGATCCATTTCGTCCAGGCGTGCACGTAGCGAATCCGGCCACCGGCGACGTGCACGACCCGTGCGGCGTTGTCCACTTCGGTATCGCCGTGGCCGTCAGGGAACGGCCCGCGTGGCTTGTCTTTCGGCACGGCGATCACGGGCGGCAGTGGCGTGGCCCTGGCGGCCTTCCGGTCACCGAACCGGTAGCCGGCCGGGTAGCGGGTGAAGATGTCGTCGAGCGTGCCTAGGGCGGCGTCGGGCGTGTGTTCGTCGCCGGCGCAGCGTGACTGCACGTCGAGCACGTGCGGCCGCGCTTCGTCGAGCGTTAGGCCCATGCGCCGGCACCATCCGGCGACGGCCGTGATCGCCTCGTGGCGCCGGCCTTCGGGTATCGGCCCGAACGCCCACCACTGACCGTGCGGATTCCGGGTAGAGCTCGGGCGCTCGTCAGCACGCTCCGTCGTCGTTTTCTCTCGACGAGCTATCGGCGTCACCTTGATTGCCTCGATTAGCCACGCCGGCGTCGGCGCCAGTGACATGGTGGCGCTCACCGTGTAGATGACGCCTTCCGCGTGCAGCGACCCGGCGCCGACCACGTACCCGCCGTCGCCTCGCACGTCGATCCCGTACGCTTTCAGGCTCCCTGCCTGGTTGCCTAGCGTTTCGTCGTGTGGCTGGCCGAAGTAGTAGTGCCGGCCGTGGGCGGTCGTGACCGTGTACGTGTCCGGCCGCTCGACGCCGGCCGCATCGCAGAACAGGCCGAAAGCGTCGGGCTGGTCCTCGTCGACGACGAGCAGGCCGCTAGGCCCACACGCGATCCCGTAGTTATGCGGCCGGGTGCCACCGAAGTAGTTCGTTTGGCCCAACACGGCGACGTCGGTCGTGGCCATGGTCGACCACTTCCCGGTCGGGTGCTTGCCACGTTCGGGACAGGTGCGCGGATCGTGCGCCTTCGTTTTCACGCCGTCGCAGTAGGGGACAGACGGGTGGTCGATCGGGAACACCTTCCACCCAGCCTCTAGCGCGATGAAGATGTGGCCCCTGATCCGGTCGCACTCCCCTTCCCAGGATGGATCAGCGTCCTTCACGGCGGCGCTGTTCGGACCGGTTCCGCCATGCGGTCATTTGCGCCGGCGACCACACGTCCATCACCGGCGTTCGGCCCAGGCCGCGAGCGGCTAGCCGGCGCTTGTACCCGCCTGGTGTCCGCTCGTGCTTGCAGTGGTACTTACGTCCGCACATGGTCTGCGCCTTCCCGTGATGTCAGGGTTACCCTGACACAAAGTAGTACCGTGTCCGGCGGTAGCAAGTCCACCTACAGGAGGAACAGCCCATGCCACCCGATTTCAACCTGCGTGACCTTGCATTCAAGGTCATGTGGACAACGGCCCAGGCCTTAGCGGCTTTCGCGGTCGTCGAGCTGGCCGACTGGCGCTCGTCGCTGGTGGTCCCGCTCACTGCCGGCCTCACGTGGCTGTCGGCGCTGGCCCGCCAGCGGCTAGGCACCACGCCACCGGCGGCCGAATCCGTCGACGCCGCGCGCAGGGCCATGCACCTGGCCGGCCGAAAGCCGGTGGTCTGATGGCCTACCTGGACGAGCACCCACCGGCACGTTCGCAATTCCACTGCCCACGTCGGTCTACGCCTTCGGGCGTGATCGTCGTGCATTCAGCCGAGAACTTCCCCGACCTGGTGCCGGCAGACGGCGGCGCAGAGGCGATCGCACGGTTCACCGTGAACCGGACCGACAAGGCCGGTTCGTACCACGACATCTGCGACTCCGATTCGGTCGTGAACCTTGTCCGGTACGAATGCGAGGCCTTTCACGTCGCCGTGTTCAACATGAATTGGCACAGCTACGGCGTGTCGGCCGCCTGCCGGGCCGACGACTGGCCGACCTACCCGGCCGCCTGGCGTTCGGCCACGCTCGACAACATGGCGGCCTCGTGCCGGCGTTACGCCTCGTGGCTCCAGCATCTGCGCGGCGTCACCATCCCTGCGCGTCGGATCACCGTCGCCCAGGCCCGCGCCGGCGTGCCGGGTTTCATTAGCCACGGCGAACTTGACCCGGCTCGACGTCACGACCCGTGGGGTCACCTGACCCTCGCGCAACAGGATGCCTTGTGGGCCGACCTGCTGCGCCGCTTCGCGGCCGGTATCGGCCACGTACCCGTCACCCACATTCCACCACTGCCAACAGGAGGCAACACGGTGCCAGTCAATCTGCGAGTGCTACGAAGAGGCGACACGGGCGGCGCCGTCCGGTCACTCCAGGCCCTGCTCAATAGCAAGGCCGGGCGAGGCCTCACCATCGACGGCGACTTCGGGCCGCGCACGCATCTTGCCGTGCTCGACTTGCAGAAGTTCTTTCACCTGACCGCCGATGGCGTGGTGGGAGCACGCACGTGGCCATGCCTGTTCCTCTAAACGCCGGCGGCCTGGAGCCGGATGAATTCCGGCGCGCCCTGGAAGCGATAGCTTCCGACGTCGAGCTGGAGCGCCTACAGGTCGTGACGGTGGACCCGGCTACCGACGTCATCGTGGCCACCGTCCCCGACGACACTCCCGAGGGTCAGGCCTACCGCCTACAGGCGTTGCTTACCGACAGGCTCGGGTGCCGGGTGGTCGTCAAGACGGCGTGCGTCGACCTGGAGTCGTTTCGGATCATCCCCGGCGTTGACCCGTGACGGTCGTCGATCGCCTGCTGGCCGTCGCCGGCGTGATCGCCGGCGCCATCGTGGTGGCGGCAGCAATGACGGCCGCCACCATCACCATGCCGGCCGAACCCGGCGCCGACACGCCACCACCGCCGTGCACGAACACCACGGCACCCAACATGCCAGAGTGCCGACCAGGGCATTTGCCCTGATTGGCCCCTAGATCGCCTTCTAAGGCGATGGAGACGGTCCCGGCACCTAGATGTGTCGGGACCGTCTCGCGTCGCAGCACGGTGGCCCCACTTCGTGCGCTGCGTCCCGAACGGACGCTACGGACCACGAACGACGGTACTAGGAACGCCGGCGACGTGACGGTGGCGCGTGGTCGCGTAGGTGCTCATCGAGCCGACCCGTGGCCCTGGCCGACTCGACAAGGTGCGTGTCTAGGTCCTCAGACAGCTTGGCCACGTTCGTCCGTATGACTGCCACGTCGTCGCTGATAGTCGGCGCCTCGGCCGGCCGGTTGTTGACGGCCCGGTTCGCCTTGCCACTGCTACGCCAGGCGCCCAGGGCCGCCAGCGTCGGCCCTACCGCCACTAGTCCAGCTACGGCGATCGGCTCCAGGTTCATGCCGGCGACAACTCCCACGACACGACCCACCGGTACCCGCCTTCGTCGATCCGGTGGGCGATCGACTCAATGAAAAAGTCCGCGTCGACGCCCATACCTGACTCGGTGCTGGCCACGAGCCGGATCCGGTCGCCTACCCGGCGCGTGTAGGCCTGCTCCCGGTACAGGGCCGACTTCGTGGCCGGCCATTCGATACGAAACAGTGGCCGGTCGTTTCCGAACTGTGCGAGCACCACCGCGTTGTACGCGTCGGCGTCTGCGACCGTGGCGAACATGCGTGACGGGTTCTCGTGCGTGCGGATCAGGCCGCCGCGTGCCGTCTGCGACGCGAAGTCGTCGGCCACGATGGTTTGCCCGCCCTTCGTTTCGGGCGGGTTGCCGGCGAATCCCCGTATCGCGATGGTGACGGTTTCCACGTTGTCGTAGAGCTGGAACCCGGCGCCCGCCGGGTCGTTCAGCCACGGCGACGGCTGTATGACCGATTCGTTCGTGTTCCGAAACGCCATCTGTAGGCCCGTGTCGAGCGTGGCGCTAGCGGCGCTCGACACGCTGGCGAACCCGTTGGGTGCGTAGAACTCATCTTCGTTCTCGTCATTGTCGATCGCCCCGCCCACCATGCCGGCACGGATCGACAGCACGACGGTGGGCGCCGGCGCCCACGGCGGAAACACGGCCTGCGGCCGGTTCTGGCCAGCTCGAGCGCGTGCGACCGACGAGCCACCGAACCCGTGCACCGTGGACACGGCCAGGCCCTGGCCCAGGTCGCCGTAGAAGTTCTTGACGAGCAGGTTCCACGACGTGAAGTCGCCTGACCCGGCCGTGTCTAGGAAGCGCACCGAATCGCCTATGTCGTCATCTTCGGCCACCTTGGCGTAGATGCGTAGGCGGCCGGTGATGTCCTTAGCGTCCCGGTACTCGGTCCAGCCTTCGGGCGTGATCCAGTTGGTACCGGCCTGCACGATCGAACAGGCGATGATGATGAGGAACAGGTCGCCAGGGTCAGCACCGTTGGCCGTGGTGGGCATGGGGATTATCACGTCGGCGGCGGCCGTGTTCTCGCCCTGGAATCCGACCACCCGTGCCAGCTTCGGGCTTAGGCCCGACTCCACCCTGTTGACGATTTCCCGGCGCCAGTCGAGCAGCTCGATAGCCGAGAATTGGAACTGCGCCAGGCTCGACGAGTCGCCCCACACGGTCGTACCTACAGCCTCGGCCCGCCTAAATCGGGCGTCGAAGTCCACGTAGCCCTCTGGCGACTCGTGCACGAAACCTAGTTCGGCCTCTTCGTAGGCCCGTAGGCCGTCGAGCGCCTTCCCTGGCCCCAGCTCGGTACCGCCCACCCGTAGCTCGCCTTGGTCGACTACGCCGGGCGGGTGGATCAGGCCGATTCGCCCCAGCACCGAACCCACTAGCTCGCCGGTGGACGATCCCAGGTTCGTGATGTTGCCGGGCGTGTTCGGGTCGGTAGGGCCGATGCTGTTCGGCGTGGTGATGTCGGTACCGGCCGCCCGCGATAGCCGGCCTTCGGCTGTTACTTCCACCGTCTTAGGGCCACCGACAGGCGAGTGTGGCCGCACGTCGGTGACGTCGCCCGTCCACAGCGTTCCGGCCTGCCGATCGGGCAGGCCATCCCACACGTAGAACTCTTGGCAGGCGGGCGGCCGTTGCACGTTCCAGTCGGCGTAGAGGCCGACTGCAGTCGACAGCGATTGCACGGCGGCGCCTTCGATCCACGGCACGCCGTTATGCAGCACGGTCCCCGTGTTGCCGACCACGAGCAGGCCCAGGATGTCGTCGTTCCGTAGCTCGATTTCCCGAAACGTCGTCGTGAAGAACGACCCGCCCGACACGAACGCCAGCGACACCATGCCCACGTTGACCGTGCCGGACACCACGGCCCCCACGAGCGCCACGCCGTAGTTGTTGTTATCGGTCCAGCGGTACACGATGCCTAGATCGTTTTCCTGGTCTAGGAACCGCCACCGAATCTGCGCGTAGAAATCGGACTGTCCGATGTCCACGGTGGCGATGTGGATACTGGCCGTCGAGCTGTTGCCCTGTAGGTCGGGTTCGGCCATCGTCGCGCCGGCGCTGTCACGGGTCACGCCGAACGTTCGTAACGGCGCCGTGCGGGCAACCCATGGCGTTCCCAGCTCGTCGACCGACAGCGGGCCAACAGGGCCGGCGAACCGGTCGCGTGCCAGTAGCGCCGGGTCGCCCTGGTTTTCTGCCGGGTCGTCGACCACGGCGGCCGTGCCGTTCAGCGTCCACGTTCGGATGCCGTCGCTGAATGACGTCGTGCCGGCCGCCAGCTTCGTGAAGTCGGGTCGTGCTCGATAGTCGGTCGACGTGATCAGTCCGGCCGCGTAGCCGGCCCGGTAGACGTAGCCGGCGAACGGTTCGGTGGACCCTGACCCGTGCGCTCCGACCCGTAGCGGCGTGGTCGAGGCGAACACTGACGTGGTGGCGCCTCCGCTGATCGTCGCCAGTAACACGGGCGGATCGACCCACCGGCTGGCCGTGTAGAACCGGACGCGCCACACGCCCCCGTCGTTCACTTGCAGCGCCGCCCACACGCATTGCCGGCGGCGGCTGCCCATGCTGGCGCCACACGTGGCGATCACTTGCGCCGCCAGCGTGCCGTCCGTCGACCAAATCAGACGCGGCCGGCCCGACGTGTCGACCTGCAGCATGATTGACCGCTGATTGCCGGTGGCGTCGAACTTGGCCACGAGCGTCTGAATCACGGTCAGGCTGTCCGGTACGAATTCGGCGCTCAGCGTCTGGTCGCCGGTCAGGTCTAGGGCGGCAGCGTCGGGCGTCGACGCGTGGGCGCCACCCGAACCCGGCAGGTCTAGTGTCCGTTCGGCCACGACCCGCACCCTGATTTTCCGCCCGACGTCGAGACTGTTCGGCGCAGCATTGAGCGGCGACCCGGCGTTGAAGTAGCTAAAGCGGTCGTCGTCGTTGCGAAGCGTCAGCTTTAGCTGCCCTGGCCCGGCCTTGCCGGTGAGCTGCGACGGCCAGTCACGGCCGGCGAGCGTGTCGACGTCGACGACGAACCCGGTCACGTCCTCGTCGGCCTGGTCGAAGTCCCCGTCGCCATCGAAATCCCACTGCACCCGGCTGTCGGGAAACACGGTCGGGCCCTGGTCGCCACTTGCGAACGTGACGCCGGCATCGCCGCTCGGCAGCGCGCCGCCGATCGGGTGCGAGAACATGACTGGCATTAGACGGCCACGCCCTGGTCGACGACTTTCAGGCGGCTAGGCACGACGGTGGCGGCGATGCGGGTGAGCGTGGCGGCGCCGGCGACTTCGTTCGCCCGTATCACGATGTCCGACGTGGCACCGGTGACGATCGGGTTCCAGTCGCACCCGCCCGAAACGTAATCCTGCGCTGCGGCGGACTCGTCGATGTAGGCACACTCACCGATTTTCACGCCGTCTACGAACACTTCGAGCGCCCAGGCGCCCACGGCCGACATCTGCCACCGCGAGTCAACGTCGATCCGGTAGCTACGACCGGCGACCACCGGCACGTTGAGCAACGTCAGGTCAGTGTCGACGTCGACCGTGAGGCCGGCCCCGTTGGCCGTGAGCACCTGTTGGGCGATGATGCCTTGCGCGACCACAGTGTCCGTCTCCCGGTCGTCGAGATTGAGCACCGGCGTAACCGTGATCGCGTCGTTGAGTAGCGACACGATGAACGGGCCGGGGAAGTATTCGTACCACTGCAACATGCCGTCGCTGTTGCGGGTCACGTAGTAGCCACGGATCGTCTGCGCCGCCTGGTTCGCACTCGACGTGTAGACGTTCGCCGGCCTGGTGGCCCCGGACGGGTCGCCGGCCGTCGTAGTCCAGGCCGTCGTCATGCTCACGGCCGCGTAGCCGGTGAACGTCGCTTCCGTGAAGTTGGCCGCTACCCGTGCGTCTTTCTGCGCCTCGGTCAGGCCGGCGTCGACGTCGTTCTGGAACAGACGCATGGTCATATCGACGTCGGTGATCAGGTCTAGCCACGCCTCTTCGGCCAGGTTTACGACGCGGATCATCTGCCCAGGCCCCCACGGTCGAACTCGTCACGGATGATTCGCACCAGGTCACGGTCCGATCGGATCGACCCGGCCACGTTGACGATGATGGTCGTGCCACCGCCACCACCACGGCGACTAACCCGCTCGCCGGCCTGTAGGACCGTCAGCACTTCGGCGCCGGGCGGCCCCGGCACGATGCCACCACGGTGGAGCCGGGGAATCCGGAACGACCGGCCGCCGATGCCAGGTATCCACGACGGCACGTCGAACCCGAACCCGCCGATCGTGCTGTTCCAAACGCTCTTGATCCCTCCGACTAGCGAGCTGCCTAGCCGGCTGAAAATGTTGGCGATCGTGCCGGGCATGCGCTGAAAGAACGCGACCACGCCCATGAACTTGCCGATCACCCAATTCGCCGCGCTGGCGCCAGCGTCCTTCACGAAGTTAAAGGCGCCACGCATGGCGGCAATGATCCGGTCACGGTGGCGGTAGATCGCCAGGACGGCCAGGCCGAACGGACCGGTGATGATGGCGAGCAGGAGCGGCCAGTTTCGGGCGATCCAATTCCACACGTTTTGCGCTGCCTTTTTCAGGTCGTCCAGGCTCACGCCACATAGCAGGAGAATGCCGATCACGGCGCCTATGGCGGCGATCACGAGGCCGATCGGCCCCAGGCCGATGAGCCACGCCACGGCCATCTTCCCGGCGTTGATCATCGACTGGACGCCCATCACGACCCACCCGGCGACCACCCGCCCGCTCGTGGCCACGAATTCGGCGCCGGCCTTGGCCGTGTTCGCCGCGAACGATCCGATCGCCTTACCGGCCGTAACCGTGAACTTCGCAGCGCCCAGGGCGGCCCGCCCGAACCCGCCTTCCAGCATGAGCAGGCCGCCTACGATGTCGCCTTCCATCATCATCTTGACGCCGGCGCCAGAGGCCACCAGGCCACCTAGTGCGCCTTGCAGGCCCTTGGCCGTGCGCCCGAAGTTCCGGCTGGCGTTGGCGGCCTTCGTCAGGCCCGTTTCCGTCTCCCGGCCGAATGCCTTCGCTGCGGCGCCCTGGCGATCGAACGCCCGCCCTAGCGACTTGTCGTCGCCGGCGAACGTCAGGGTGACTTGGTTCTTACCGGCCATCAGCGGATCACCAGGCCCGCGCGCTTAGCGATCGTGCGTAGCGCCTTCGTCATGGCCTCGACGAACAGCGGACGCTTCCTATAGAACGCGTTGTAGATGTACCGGCCCTCTGGCATCCATGCCCGATGCAGCGACCGGCCCCGGCCGGCGTTGCCTCCGAAGTCGAGCCACGGGTAATAGGGCGCCTTCGCTCCACCGCCACGGATGCGGGCGGCCGTGCGGGTGGACGCCACCCGCACGCTGCCTTTAGCCGCACCACTCCACTTCGGCACTCGTGGCCTGGCGTCCTGCACCACGATGTCGGCGCAATCGTTGAACGCCAGGCGTACGGCCTTCGGCAGGTCGCCGCCCATGGTCCGTAGGCGTTTGTTGAACTCTTTCAGGCCGACGATCTTCACCATTTCAGGCATGGCGTGACCCTCGTGCGGCGCGCCTGTCGGCCAGCTCCTGACGCTGCGCCATGCGTCCGAAATAGACCTGCCAGGCCACGAACTCGTCGTTAGCCATCTGGCGTATCTGGCGCACTGTCTGGCCCAGCTTGGTCGCTAGAAAGTGCTCGAAACTCTTCGGCCGGGTCGGCCTCGAACCTCCGGTAGATGTCCTTGGCGCTGCCGTCTCCCACGCCAGAAAGTTCCTGGCACGCGTCCGTGATTGGTTCGAGCTCGCCGGCCGGCGCCGCCTCCTGCCACTCGCGCACGTCGCCTTCGGTCATGCGCGGTCGCACCATGGCCAGCGACAGCATGCGGCGCTCGATCATCGGCAGGCCGGCGCCTTCCATCTTCTGTAAGTCGAGCGCCTCCGCACGTGACAGCGCACGCACCCGCACGAGCATGAGCTGTCCGGCGACGGTGACCTTTACGTCGCGCTCGTCGAGCCGACGCCCGACGCCGACTAGCTGCGCCTTGTCGGCGTAGTCGACGCCGGGCACGTCGTCGGTGGCGCTCACGACTTAGTGCCACGGATGGGCTTGCCGGCCTTGTTCGCCGTAGGGCTTACGTCGTCGAGCAGGCCCCGTATTTCGGCGGCGTCGTCTACTTCGAGCACGGCGCCTTGCGCCTTGACGTCGCGCAGCTCCTGGCCGATGCGGACGACGGCCAGGCCGGCACGGCGCCTCTGCTGTTCGCTGTAGGCGAACTGCGGCACCTGTTCGTCCGTGCCCATGAGCTGCGCCTGCTCGGGTTGGTAGTTCGGTTCGTCTGCCATCGTGTGTGGCCTCCCTGTTATTGCGTGACTGTCGTCACGTCTCCGTCGAATTCCACTTCGCACTCCCACGTCACGTAGTCGGCCACTGGCGCCGTCTCTTCGTAGGTGACGATCAGCGCGTTTACCGTGTCTTGCGGCCGTCCGGCGCCGGTCCCTTCGGACCGGTAGACGATCGGGACGACGGTTCCGATCAGTGGGCGGATCACGGCGCGAGGCCCGGTCCCGGCCGTGTTGTCGTAGAACCCGGCGAGCACGGCCGACCCGTCGAGCAGGCCACCGCCCTTCCGGTGGGAGTTGTTCCCGAACGTGGTCACGTCATGGGAGTCGCCGGCGCGCTTCCATTCCACGTTGTTCCCATGTTGCGACAGGTCCGTGCCATTGATGGACACGAACGTGCTTTTACCGTGGACCTTTGTCACTGTGACGCTCCGATCAGTGCGGGTAGACCTTGCAGGTAACGGACGTGATGAACGAGTGCGTGATGGTCACGAGCCGCGTAGACGGGTGGAGCTGCGACCGTGCGATAAAGAACACGCGGTTAGTGCCGTTCGTCACTGTCTGCGGAAAGGTGCCACCGGTGAGCGGCGACCCGGCCGGCGTCAGGCCGGCGTCAGAAATGGTCACGTTGTCCGGCGACCCGCCCCCGTTGATCACTTCCAGGTAGACGCCTAGAGGCCCCATCACGGCCTCTGCGATCGTGTCGGTGGCGGCGACGGCGGCGCCGGCGTTCAGCGCGCCGTCTCTAACCGGCGTGACAGGTGTAAGTGCGCTCATGGTTCATGCTCCTATTCCGATTATCTCGACGGCGAACGTAGCGGCCAGGTGATCAACGCCACCCACTGTCAGCGTGTCGAACTCGACGGACTGCACCCGGCACGAGTCAAACGACGTGTAGATGGCCGGCCCGGCGCCAGCGACTATGGCGGCGTCGCCCACGCGTTGCCACGCGTAGTGCATCACGTCGTCGAGAAACGCCGGAGCGCCCGGTATGGCCGTGGCGATCGGCGCGTTCGCCGTGATCGGCCCGTTCATGTCGCCGGCCCGCATCTGGAATCCGTACACGTCGCCTTCTAGCGGCGACGTGCTGCCCCCGTCGCCGGCGCCGAACCACGCGCCTTGGCTGTCGAACAGTGTTGCCATCGGCGCGCCGGTGATGGCCTCGTGCAGCGTCCACGGTCCGGTCAGCTCGGGCGCTGTATAGAACGTCGCCCGTGACACGGCGGGTTCGGCGTGCACGCCGATGGCGTGCCGGGTGCCGTTCGTGAACCCGTAGGGGATGGTGGACACCAGGTTGACGTCTGCGCCGCCACCCGTCTGATTTAGAGCGAAGTTCGGTCGGCCGTTCGTGGCTATCTGCCATATCCACGTTTTCGCCGCGAACAGCGCCAGCCACGAGGCCGCCACGCCCTGTACGGCTGGCGGCGTCCAGTCGTCCATTGTCAGGTCGGCCGCCACCCAAAATGGCGCGTTGGACCCGCCCGGAAACTCTGGCCTGTTCGGCGTCGTGAAGTTCCCGGACCCGCCACCTACCGGCAGGTCTACGAACGCCGGCGCCCCGGCGCCTTCTAGTACGGCCTTGATCGACTTCGGTCCACCACCGGCGACGTACTGCGCGATCGTGTTGCGGGTCGCACGGTCGGACACCTTGCCCACGAGCACGACGACAGGGATCGTCATGGTGTCCTCGCCACGGTTAAACGTGGCGTCGAATTCGAGCCGGTCAGGGTAGGTGACCACAGCGATATTCGGCGTGGCCGTGTCCGGCGGGTACGCGGCCACGCGCAGGCCCGACCCGATGGACCGTAGCCGGGTCGCTAGTTCGTCCATCACGGTGGACAGGATCACTGCGGCGCCCGAATCCGGCGGTAGTTGTTGAGCATCACGTGTACGTCAGGATCGACTTTCGCCAGTAGGCGCATTTCTGAGCCCTGCTCCGGCGATCCGGCCACGCCGAACGGCGCCTGCCGGCGTGTGGCGAACCTGCTGCCCTGCAACAGGTTGGCGCCTTCGACGGTCGGCGGTACGGCCAGCCATCCCCACTTAGCGGTCACGATGACGTCGTGCGGCGGGTTCGTAGGGTAGGCCTGCGAGTCGGCCGTGAACTCGATTCGTGTCCACGGCCGACCCGTCGCTGGCGCGTTTACTGGCGCCTTGACAAACGTGGTCACGCCCAGGAACGGCGGTTCCCCGATGGCCACGAGCAGGCCGGTGGCATCCTGAAAGTCGTCGACGTCGACGCACCAGTACCCACGGTCGTAGTCGGGACGCGCCACATAGGTGCGCGCCTCGGGCGCTGATACCTGCCCGAACTGTCGGCCAGTGTCCTGGTCGATCGCACGGGCGGCGGACGACTTGGCCAGGCCCAGGTACACGTCGTCGATTGTCGACCCGTCGCGTGTGACGTAATCGCGCAGCTCGTCGAGCGTGCAGTAATCCGGTGCCCAGGCCATGCCGGCCGCCTCCCGTGCTCAGTGGTCCGTATCAGACGCTGTCGTAGATGACCTGGCGAACGGCAGCGATGTCGCTGTTCGCCAGCGCCTTGTAGCCCCACACGGCCAGGTCCACGAACGCGACAGGCGCATACGCGCCGGCCTGCGTGGCGCCGGGGAACTCCAGACGCTGCGGCGGCGTGGCCCACCCGTGCACGAACATGGGATCGAACAGCCACGAGTTGTTAGGTGAGCCGGGCGTGGACGGCAGCGCCCACGACGGGAGCCACTCGACGCCGGCGCCGTTAAGCGACGTGAACCGGCTAGCCACCGTGCCGTTCGCGTTCATCGGCCCGATTTGCGGCCAGAACGGCCGACCCGTGGTGTCACGAGCTGCGGCGGCCTTTAGGTAGGTCGTCTGATCCACGACCATGGCCGACAGGTCGTAGCCACGGATGAAGTTCAGGGCGGCGACGGCGCCTTCCCAGGCCTGGACAAAGGCCAGGTCCGTGGCGGCCGTGCCCAGCGCGATGTCGGCGGCGGCCGTGAGCGTGTTCAGGAACGTGGCGGCGGCGGACTCCAGGCCCTCCCGGTAGCCACGCACCATCTGATTGAACACGAGCGTGGACACGGCCGGGTTTCCACCCATATCCCAAATCTCCCGGGTCAGGTGCGCCTTGCCACTGACGGCCGTAGGCGTCACCGTCTGCGACGTGGTGACGAACGTGCCACCGGTCGGCTCCGTGCCTTCCACGTGGTCGGCCACCAGGCCCGACGACGACGAGAACTTCGGGAACAGGAACGGGTTCACGCCGTCAGGTGGCGCACCCTTGCTGATCAGGTTCCAGATCGGGTACCGGAAATCCTGCTGGTCGACGTACATGTCGGGACGCTGGATCGTCGGGTTCAGCTCGTCGACGTCGGTCGTAATGACGAACTCGTGGCGGGTCAGGCCTCCGCTGTACTCGAAGCGCAACAGGTCCATGACCCGGCGCCCGGCCGGCGACTCGACGCCGTAGACGTCGTTCGCCAGTGCCATGTCGTGCAGGTCCCGTGAGAACACGTGCTCCTGCTCGGGCAAGAAGTTCCGGCGGCGGTCGAACCGGTAAGCGACCGGCTCATTCACCCGGTCGAGCTGCAGGCGCCGCGTCGGGTCGACCACCTGCGGACGCTGCACCGCGTCTGCGGCCGCGATCGCTGCGGCCGGCGTCGGCTGGCCGCCGACAGCGCGCATGAACGCCAGCACCTGCTCCGCTGAGAACTGCGCCACAGGTTCGGCGGGTTCCGGCGTGGCGGGTGGTCCCGGTGCAACGGGTTCCGGCGACGGCTCGGGTTCGGTGGGCGGCCCGTTGCCGGGCGTTTCGTTTGCAGGCACGTGGCCTCCTGTTGTCCGACTCGCCGCCACGCGTGTGACGCGAGCATTATCGAAAGTGGGTTCGTCGGTAAGCGCTACGTGGCGCAGGTCGCCACGGTGCACGGTCAGGCGGGTTCGGTCGTGGCGGTCGGGCGTGGCGTCCACGTTCGGGTCGAAGTCGACGCCGACCGAAAAACCATCCCACACGCCATCTTCGGCGCCCTGTAACGCCCGGTCGCCTTCGGCGCCCCGGCCGACCTTGAACCGTGAGAACAGGCCGCCAGGCGTGTGCCGTAGGGCGATCGCCTTGCCCACGGCCGTGCCGTGCCGGGGAAACATGAGCTTGACCCGGCCAGGGTTGTCGACATCCCACTGCAGCGACCCAGCATCGAACGTGTACGTGATGCCGTGCCACTGCGCCGGCTGGCCGTACGGCACGGCCACGCCCTCGATAATCCTGTTTTCCCGGTCCACCGTGAACTGCAGCACGGGCACGTCCAGCGACATTTCGCTGGCACGGTCGAACCGGAATGACGCCGGCGACGTCAGGGCAGTTGCGGCGCTGCCCTGATCGTCGCCGGCGCCGTTGGTGCCGTTGGTCACGACCACCGGACCCCCAGGTGGCGCGTCGGTCGCCTCCGGTGGCAACGGCACCATGCCTTCCGCCTCGCGTATCTCTTCCACGGTCATCGCGTTCAGCCCCCGTGCGGTTTGGTAGACGGCCCACCGGTCAGTCGGGTTCGGCTGCAGGTAGGTGCTCACGTCGAACCGGACCGTATGACCGCGCCGGGTTACGTCGCCCATAGACAGCCGGTCAGTGATCGCACTCATGTACGGCCCTAGCGGGTCGTTCAGCTTGTTTCGCCGGCGGTCGACGTCGTTCCGGTAGGTGCGTGACGTCGTGCTCACGCCGACGTCCTCAGGGTCCAGCCCCATGGCGTTCGCTATGTCGAGCGTCACCTGGCGCTGTAGCTCGACGAGCTGTAGTTCTGCCGGCGATGGGGAGTCCACCGTGTTGTAGTCCAGGGCGGCCGGCACGTAGGCCGTCGATCGACGCTTCCGGGCGGCCTTCCACTGCGCCAGCATCACCTTCACGTCGTCGTCGCTTACCGGGTCGGCGCCTTCGGCTGGACTGAAATAGTCGAGCGGCCGGGGATCGTCGGCGTACATATTGGCCGCCATATCGAGCGTGAGCGCACGCCGGATCGCCACCCGGCCGGCGTCGCGTAACGGCGGGTTCGGTGAGTCGAACCGGATGATCCGGTCGGCGGCCACCGGTTCACCGTCGACCCACACGACGGCCTGCCGTGGATCACGGCCGGACGGTAGCGGCGCCGGCGTCCGGTGATCGTTGGGCGGCTGCAGCGACACGGTGGCCGGGTCTAGGCGCCGCACGGCCACCGGCCACCCGTTGAAATCCTTCGCCAGGACCAGCCACCAGCCGATCGCGTCGAACACCAAGTCCTCCACCGTCTGCGACAGGGTGACGACGTTCGGCACGTCGACGTCGAGCTGGCCCAGGAACGGCGACGGCACCACGGCGTTGTCGGCGTCGTGCTCGCGTAGTGGCAGGGTGGCGATCGAGCATAGGAAGTTCCGGCCTCGCAGCACGGGCGGAACGGTCAGCGCCTGCGGCCGGGTGACAGGCCCGCCCTGGCCCATCTTCCCCAGCATTTCCGCCCACAGCAGGTCTATAGGTTTCGGCGCCGAATCGAACTCGCGCCGGCGAGGCCATAGGCGCACTACCTGCGACCCTTCCAATTCCGCAGATCACGGGCGATCATCGCCTTGCCGGTCGCCCGGCCGCCCGTGCGCCCGGCAGGCCCGCCCATCTTGGCCGTCTTTTCTACTTCACGTTCTAGGCGGCCTCGCCAGGTGTCCTGGTGCTTCCCGTGACTTGCGTCGTCGTCTCTACCCATGGCGGCGGAACATACACCACACGCATGTAATTTGTGGTGGATCAGTCCAGCGTGATGATGCGCGGCGTACCGATGGGCGCCGGCAGGGTGCGCGCCAGGTGCACGGCGCCGGCCGCCGCGTAGGCAGCATCGCAGTGGCCGGTGCCCTGGCGCTGGAATCGCCAGGCGTCACCCTGGCGTAGGCGCTGCGTGTCGGTGACGTGCGCCGTCAGGAGCGGATCACCAGAGTGCACGACCCGGCGTGACACGACCTGTTCGGCTAGCTCCATACACACGGCCGTGACGTCGCTGCGGATCGCCTCGACGGTCATACCGGCGGGTGGCCAGGCCGGCGCTCCCGGCCGGCGTGCGCGCTCTTCCAGGTCGGCGGTCAACACGGCGGCCGGGCCGGACGGCATCCACCCGACGGCTTGCGGCCGGATGCGTGCCAGGAGCGCCGGCAGCTCGCGGCGCAGCTTGTCGACGCACCCGTGACCATCCCAGGCCTTCACGACGTCCACGCGCGTAACGTCAGCGTCGACGGTGGCGGCGGCCACCATCGTGGCGTGCTGTTGATCCGGTGCGACGTCCAGACAGACGGCCACCCGGCTACGTGCACGGTCCAGGTTCCCCGGCACCAAGCATGACGCCCACGCCCTCGGGTCAATGGCCGGGTCCATCCTCTTGACCCGTATGCACATGCACTCCGTTTGGAACCCGGTCAGCGCCTCGCCGCCGGTCGTCACCGCCCGCACCGCATCGGCGAGCAGGTTCTCTCCGTCCACCCGGTGCTCATGCGGCGCGTTCAGGTTCGGGTTCGCCTTCGCCAGCTCGGTGATGTCGAGCGGGTCAGCGTCCTCCTGACAGGACCACTCGAATAGGCCTAGCCGGTTGTCGCCTTCGCCCGTGTCGATGAACCGGATCGCCGCGTCCCGTAGGTCGTTCAGGACGATGGACTGATCCGTGCCGGCGTTCGTGAGCGCCCACACTTGAAACGACGGCACGGCGTTTCCGGCCGGGACGCTGGCATCCCAGGCGGCGTAGCTCAGGTGCTGGCGCAGCTCGTCGAGAATCAGCCGGTGGACAGTGAGCGATCGCCCGCCCATGGCGTTACTGGCCGCAATCTTGTATCGAGCGCCGTCAATCGTCCAGCTCTCTTGTTCCCCGTTGGCCTCACGCTTCCATTTCCGCCCCATCTTTTCGACCAGCTCGGGCGTGTTTTCGGCCAGACTCACGGCCTTGCGCCACGACTCACGGGCGTAGTCGACCTTCGTCGACGTCCCTAGCACGAGCGGAATAGCCGCCCGAAACTGCCAGTACAGGGTCAGGATCACGGGTATTTCCGTCTTGCCGTTCTGCCGGGCGGCCATGAGCAGAATCTTTCGGAACCGTGGCCGGCCGTCAGGGAATAGCTCGCCGC